CAAATCGACTGGAAAGATGTGGATCTCGAAGAGGACTCATACATCATGAGACTTTTCCCTACATCGTCATTGTCTCAAACTCCTGCGGGAAGGCTGGCAGATGTTCAAGAGCTTCTACAAGCTGGCTTTATCTCACGAGAAGACGGACTCAAGCTACTCGACTTCCCAGATCTTGAGACCACAATGTCACTGGCTAACGCAGCCGTTGAGGACATCATGTCCACAATCGACAACATTGTAAAAAAGGGTATTTATCAGCCCCCCGAGCCCCTACAGAATTTAGCATACGGCATTCAGAAATTCCAAAGCGCGTATCTTCGAGCCAAACTAAACAAGGTGCCCGAAGAGCGCCTTGAGTTACTGCGTCGCTGGATGGAAGAGGGCTCAGCCATGTTGGCTCAAGCTCAAGCGCCAGCACCTGCACCTATGCCTTTAGGCGTACCCGAACAAGCGCCCACTTCTGAAATGCTTCCGCTGCCAACCGTTTAACCAAAGGAGGAACTATGTCCGAAACTTCGCAAACCACAGAAACAACCGAAATCAAAACAACAGAAACACCAGTTCAGGAGGGGGCTCCGAGTGAACCAACAGAAGCAAAACCAGAAGCCAAAGAAGAGCTTCCCAAAGATGACGAGTTCACCAAAAAGCTTAACTGGCTCGCTAAAAAAGAACGAAAGCTTCAAGAAGAAAAAGCAGCCTCCAAAGCCCTTAAAGACGAAATTGAACAGCTTCGAAGAGAAAATGAAGGATACAAGTCTTGGAAAGACGGACTCAAAAAAAATCCCCTTACCCAACTTAAAGGTGAAGGAATCTCTTTTGAAGACCTTACAGCTCAAGCTCTCTCAGGTGATCGCGAAAATGATCGCTTGCTTGCCCTTCAGCAACAGCTTGAAGAACTCAAAAACGAATTAGGCGGCTATCGAAAGATCAACGAAGAAAAAGAACAACAAGCTCAGAAGGCTCAAGAAGAGTACGCAGTAAATGCCTTTAAAGCAGAGATCGGATCTTTCATTGATACATCCGCAGAACATGAACTAATTAAGTCTTTGGATCAGAAGGATTTAGTCTATAATGTCATCAAAGAGCAATACGACTCGACTGGTCGCATTCTTTCACCGAAAGAAGCCGCCGATTTAGTTGAAGCGTATCTCGAAAAAAAGGTGGAGGAAGATGCAGCTCGCCTCACCCGTACTAATAAGTACAAATCAAAACTGGCCTCTAAGTTTTTAATTGAATCTAAGGCAGAAGAAGCTCCCGCAAAGGCAGAAGAACCCAAAGAGCGGGCAACACTAACGAACAAAACAACAATTTCAACTCGCGCAGATCGCGAGCTAACCAGGGAAGAGCGTCTCAGAGAAGCCGCTGCTCTGCTTAGATTCAACACTTAGGAGACTTTAAAATGTCATTAGATCTTACGAGTTTTGCTCCAGCACTGAAGCAATACTACACCAAGGGATTCATGCAGAATCTCGTTTACAAGAATAACCCCATGTTGGCTCTTGTGCCCAAATACACTGACTTTGTTGGTGCGAATATGCCTGTGCCTGTTATCTACGGTAACCCCACAGGTCGATCAGCCGCATTTGCAACGGCTCAAACCAACAAAAACAATTCCAACCTCAAAGGTTTTACTGTCACACGCTCCAAAGATTATTCTTTGGCTTCGATCGATAACGAAGCTCTTGAAGCCTCACAAAACGATCGTGGCGCTTTTATGAAAGCCGTGACTGTTGAAGTTGACGGCGCCATTCAAGCCGCCACTCGATCACTGGCAACCGCTCTTTACCGAGACGGAACCGGTGCGATTGGTCGAATCAACGCCACTGTTACTGGTACGACTTTGACCCTTGCGACCGCTCAAGACATCGTTAACTTTGAAGTTGGAATGAAAATCAACTTCACTGGTGACTTGTCTGCGACACGATCCGGTGGTCCTTTGACCATTAACAGTATCAACCGATCCGCTGGATCAATGGTAGTGTCTGCCAACTTGAACACTATTTCAGGCTTGACCGCTGCCGATTATATTTTTGTTGAAGGCGACTTAAACCAAAAAGTAAAAGGCCTTGATGCTTGGTTGCCTTCCTCTGTGACTGCAACTTCTTTCTTTGGTGTAGATAGAACCGCTGATTCTACTCGTTTGGGCGGCGTCAGATACGATGGTTCTTCACAACCTATCGAAGAAGCTCTGGTTGATGGTCTTTCACTTCTTGAAAGAGAAGGCGGAAGCCCTGACTACTGCTTCATGTCGTTTGCTAATGTGTCGAATTTGAAAAAGGCTCTCGGCTCAAAAGTCCAGATCGTCGATGTTGATGCTGGATACGAAGCTAAACTTTCTTTCAAAGGCGTCATGATTGATGGAAACAAAAAGCCTGTCATCTGCATCGGCGATCAGAACTGTCCTGCCGCTGTTGCTTACTTCATTCAGATGGATAGCTGGGGTCTTTACAGCCTTGGCGATGCTCCTCGTATTTTGGATTCCGATGGAAACAAGATGCTGCGCGAAGCAAGTTCCGATGCCGTCGAAGTCAGAGTGGGATACTATGCCCAGCTCGCTTGCTCGGCTCCCGGCTACAATGCGCGAGTCTCACTGGCTAGCTAATTAAAACTTTCGGGGGGACTTTAGGTCCCTCCGAGTTTTTCTGAAGGAGAAGTTAAAATGGCAGATCGAAATATGAAAAACGTGCAGGCTCTTGATTACAAAGTAAACGTGCTTGCTGGATCTATTGCGATTGCAACAAGCTCCACCGGTGTTACCGCAAATAACATCCTTGGCGCTTCTGTTGCTCGTACAGGAACCGGTGCTTACCAAATTACTTTGCAAGATGCTTGGCCCGAATTGTTGGCAGCTCACATCACTGTTTCGAAAACAACCGCTCAAGATTTGGTTCCCCAAATTTCCGCAGTGGCTTTGTCTTCAAAAACCATTGATTTCAAATTGCTGACAGGGTTGACCGCAACAGATCCGACGACGGACGCTGTGACGGCTTACATCACGTTAGTATTCAAAAACTCTACAATTAATCCGTAACTGGGGGTGATCCATGATGCTCATGGGCGGCCCTAAAAAGCTTGCGGCAATCATTGTAAGCTCAAAGAAAATGGAAGCTCCGAAGTCTTCGGTGGCGATGGAAATTCTTTCCAAAATGAAAGAACCCAAGCCACTTGAAATGAAGCCAAAAGAGCAACCAGAAGAAGCTGATGCTTACAAAGAAGCTATGATGTCTCAAGCAAAGCTCATCATGAAGGCTATTGCAGCCGAAGATGTTGAGAAGTTTGCTGAGTATCTAAAAAATTTCGTCTCGATGTGTCGTGAAGACTCAGAAGAGATGGAAGACGAAGGCGAAGAAGAGGGCGAAAGCTAAACGGCGACGGGGGGTTTACGCCCCCCGCTTTTTTTGAGGGGATGTATGGCAACACTGACGCTGGCACAACTTAAAACCCAGGTTCGACAAAGAGCGGATATGCAGAACTCACAATTCATCGCAAATGATGAATTGACCAGTTTTGTGAATACTTCGATTGCTGAGCTTTATGATCTGTTGGTTCAAAAGTTTGGAAATGATTATTTTCTTAACAGCACAACCTTTGCCACGGTTCCCAACACTGACACTTACAATCTTCCCGCTGATTTTTACAAACTGATCGGAGTTGATCTTGAACTTCAAAACGGTGAATTTTCAACCCTTAAACGATTTGAATTTTCAGAACGAAATCAATACACCACAGCCCTTTATCGAGGGGTTTTTGGTGCTGCCTACTTGCGATACAAGGTCCAAGGAAACTCAATTCGATTTGTTCCTATGCCTACGAGCGCAGATAATGTCAGATTATGGTATGCACCGCTTCCAACTTATCTAGTTTTGGATGCAGACACATTCAATGGCTACTCCGGCTGGGAGGAGTATGTGATCGTCGACGCTGCTATCAAATGTTTAGAGAAGGAAGAGTCAAACACAGCAGCACTCACTAATCGAAAGGCTTATTTGATTAAGAGGATTGAAGAGGCGGCTGGCAATCGAGATGCAGCGTTTAGTCCTCGCATCGCTGACACACGACGAATTGAATTTGAACAAGGAACAGAATTTAGGTTCTACTAATGATCGCTAATTATAAAAAGATTAACGATCCTAAGTTACCAAGTCTGCAAGGCGTTCAAGATAACGTTCGAGAAGCTCTTCAGCCCTTTATCACAAATCCATTGCTTGATGGCGTGTATCTTGAAGATCTTGAATTGCAATCGGGTGAAAATCTTATTGAGCACAAGCTTGGTCGAGACTATCGAGGCTATATTTTGTGTGCGACTGGCAACGGTCGACTCGATGCATTTAACTTTACAACGTTTACCCCCACGGTTTCAGGTGGCGGGTCAATGACTGTGACTCTGACCAATGCTTATCACGCTGATTATCGAATCGTTGGAGATATTTGTGAAGTTCATATGTATTTGCAAGTCACCACTGGTGGTTCTGCTAACCCACAAATTTTTGTCGCACCACCTGTGCCAATGTCAGCTGGAACGGGAGCTCAACCAGTGCCTTTGGTTACTTATAAAAATGATTCTGGTGGGACGCCTGGCGAACCTACGGAAATGCTGATTGATTATACGAACAATCGATTTGTCGTGTATCACAATTTCAATACCTCATCAAATTGGCCCACTGCTGCAAACCAAGTTTTTTCGATCTGGACTCAATACGAAGTTGATTCAGAATACAGCTTTGGGTTTGCTTTGAGTGAAAAGGATTCACCAGATAAATCAAAATTTTTAAAAGTAAACGCAAACGGTAGAATGACCGCAGCAAAGATTTACGTTTTTTAGGAGGATAGAATGTCAACACCAGCCATGGGCCTAACACTACCGGTTGTCGGAGTTACTCCAGGCGCTACAGCCGGAACGGACATCGTAAACAACTTTACCATTCTCGACACTCATGATCACTCGACAGGAAAGGGCGTTCAGGTTCCTGCTGCTGGCTTAAACATTAACGCCGCTCTAAGTTTTGGGAATCAAAAAGCCTTTAACTTGTCTTTTGTTCAGCTTGTTTCACAAGTGGCAAGTCCTACAGGTTCTGGTGATAGACCGAACGTTCATGTTTTAAATGGAGATCTATACTACACTAACAGCTCAGGAACAGCAGTTCAGATTACCAACGCTGGCTCAATCTCTGGAACTTCTGGCTCGATTGGAGGCTTAGCGTCACCTGCTTCTGCGCAATTTGCAACAAACGCTTTTACATGGAAAGCGACTGCGACCGAGTTCGCAAAGTTTAATCTCAGCGAGATCAACATTTACCCATTTACGGCAAGCCCAGCGAATGCGCTGACACTGAAAGTTTCAAACTCTGTTACGGCTTATACGATCACACTGCCAGACGCCGCACCAGCCTCGACAGAGCCCTTGGGCATGACATCGGGTGGCGTTATTCAAACTCTGACATACGACAGTATTGGAACGAACATGACAGCAACGGGAGCTAATGCCATTGCCGCTGCTCGAACAAGAGCAACCGGAACGACGGTTGCTGCTGGTGGGGTTGCTATTAGTGCAAGTTCTGGATCGTTTAATACGACATCGATTACAAACGTAGATGTCACAAATTTGAGCGTCACGATTACTACATCAGGACGACCTATTTTTATTGGGCTTGTGCCTGACAATGCCGCTGGCAACTCTTTTTTAAACTTAAGACGAAACGGGGCAACGACTGGCGGGTCGCAAGGTCAGTTTTATTTGCTGCGAGATGGTCTGACGATGTTTCAGCATCAACTTGTGATTCCTCAAGAAGCCTTGGTGTCTGGATCAAACGACACAACTGGATTTTATATCATGCCGCTTGCTTTTGGTACCGTTGATGTTCAATCCGCTGGAACTTACACTTACAAAATGCAAGTCAATTTAGCGGCAGTTACAAGTCAAATTAGAGTTAATAGCTGCAAACTCGTTGCTTACGAACTTTAAGGAAAAACCATGGCTCTGCAAACACAATATCTTCAAGTCGTTTTTGCCAATGGTATCGATACCAAAACCGATGCGAAGTATGTCGCAGATAGCAAACTACTAGGCTTAGAAAATGGTGTGCTCACCAAAACGGGCGCGATTAGCAAACGAAATGGCTACACAAATTTCGTGCCTGGATCTTTGTCATTCACAGATTCAGCAACAACAATCACATTAGATAAGATCGAAGCCCTTGGGTCATACAAAGAACAGTTGCTTGTTTTTGGCCAAGGATATGGGGCAAGTTATTCACCTAGCGCGAGTTTATTTAATGGGATTGGCAAAACACCACAGGTTTTAGTGGGTTCTACTCAGGTCATTGATGACAACAATGTGCAGACTCAAGCTGATTGGGACGCTACAAACAGCGTCGCTATCTATGCTTGGATGGATTCAAACGCTGGCACAGCAGCGATCAAGTATTCCGTCGTGGATCTGTTAGACAACACGGTCATTGTGAACAAGTTGCCGGTGACGACGACTGCTGGGGCTCACTCTCCGCAAGTCGTCATCTTAGATAACTACGCTTTTATTTTGTATGCGGTTTCAGGCTCGACAGCTATTCGATACCGAAGAATTGTGTTGAGCAATCTTCGAGCGATAGAAGCAGAGCAAAACTTTCCAAGCACAAACATTAACAGCACGTTAGCCAATCAGCATTTTGATATTTATAAAATGGACAACACTCGATTTGCTTTTGCTTACAATCGAGCCGGTGGCGGGGTAACTTTTGGAATCTGCATTGGAAATGCTCCCACCGTAACGGTCACACAAGATGCGTCATCAATCACTGAAAATGCCGATCAGTGCATCTCTGTTATTACTGACGCTTCTCAAAACTTGTGGGTTGCTTACTACAATACAAGCAATGCCATTGTTCGCTACTTCATTCGATCTATTGTTTTGGCCGCGGTACAAGCTCCTACATCGATCACAGGCGCTACCGGTGATATTAAAGCCGTCACGATGGCGATTGACCCAGAAGATCCTATAAAAGCCCTAGTCATTATTAGTGAAGCAGGGATGCTTACAGGAAGTGTAACGTCTGGTGATACAGCAACCGAAGAGTTTGTTTCAACGGATCACGATTTACAAACTGGCATGAGAATTCGCTTTTCAAGTGTTTCCTCACTAGTAACTTCGCCCGCTCTTTCAACAAGCACAGATTATTTTGTGCGAGTCACAACGGCTGATCGATTTCAAGCTTTTACAACGCTTTATGGAGCGATTGGAAACATTGTTGGCGACAGGCTAGACATCACAACGAGTGGAACTGCCACAGTTACGCCTCAAGGATCTTACAATGGCGGGGCAGCGCCTTACTACTGGTCCTGGCAAACAAGAGTTTATTCTGCAACCACTTCAGGCACTATTGTGGCCGGTGCAATTTTTCTTAATCAACATTTGGTTTCAAAGGCATTTGTTGCAAACAACGATATATTTTTTGTGGGGGAATATGTTTCTACTGAGCAGCCGAGTTATTTTGTTTATTCGGCAAAAACTGGAGCAATACAGGCGAAGATGCGTCCTGGAGAGGCTCAGGAAGTTAAGACGTTCCCAGCGCTTCCCAAATTTGTAAACTATACAGGAAACACTTGGGCAGTACCTTTGGGAGTTCGCTCTCGATTGGTTACTTTGAGTGAATCCACTCGGCTTTGGTTGCAAGGCGTTTACTTAAGTACGCTTACTTTTGACTCAATCAATCAATACTTTAGCGAAGAGTTTATCGACAATTTGGTCGTTCAAAGTGGTGTCATGCAGTCTTACGACGGAGCACAACTGGTTGAATATGGATTCAATAAGTTTCCTGAATACTTTCAGGCTGGTGTTGCTACAAGCTCAACAGCTGGAACACTTGCCAATGGGGTTTATACTTATGCGGCAGTTTATGAGTGGACAGATGCGGCTGGGATTAGACATCAAAGCGCGCCTGCCTTTAGCAATTCTGTGACAGTCGCTAGCGGGCCAAAGCCCGTGTATTTGGTTTTAGAATCATTACCGTCATCAATGACTCTAAAGACAAATCCAAATGTCATCATTTCGTTGTATCGTACGGAAGCGAATGGAATTATTTTCTACCGAATCACATCCATTAGCTCTCCGACTTATAATGATCCTTCGGCTTTCCAAATCACCTATCAAGATAACTTTCCAGACTCATCAATCAATGGAAACGAAGTTCTTTATACGACAGGAGGCGAGCTTGAAAACATTGCACCGCCTTCTCCGAAGTTGATTGCAGTTAATAAAACGCGTTGCTTCATGGTTCCGTCTGAATATCCTCAGGAAATTTGGTACAGCAAGGAATCAACGGACAACACAGAACAGCCAGGCTTTAACCCTGGATTCATTAAGACCTTTGATCTCAAAGGAAAAGACATCACAGGACTTACTGTGGTGGATGACAAAATCATAGCCTTTAAAGAAAATAAGATTTTCTTTTTCTCCGGTGATGGCCCTAACAATTTAGGTCAGCAAGACACATTCACAGAGCCTGATTTAATCACTTCCGATGTGGGATGCAAAGAGCCCGCAAGTATCACGAACACTGCTGAGGGCTGTTATTTTAAAAGCACCAAGGGATTCTATTTGCTCACAAGAGATCTGAACCTTGAATATGTAGGCCGAGATGTTGAGTCATTTAATGGTGAAACGGTAACGAGTGGGACGCTAGTACAAGACACGAATCAAGTTCGATT